GTGGAAATACTGAGTAGCGCCATCAGTACCTTTACGATTTAAATATAGCGCCCCATTGCCATCTTGTGACATTTGAGCATGACCATCTTTTAAAGCAATACCTACGGTATTAGTGAATGCCACGTTAGTATCAGTAGTCCCCACCAGCAAGTCACCCGCTGATGTGACCCGCATTCGTTCTGTGGTGCCGTTATGCCAAGCGAACTGAGAAGCCCGATGCTCCATCTCAACATAGCCCGTAAAGCCATCAGTCGTTGATGCAATAGTAACACCATTAGAGAATACAGACGGACCAAATACGTTAAAGTTTTGGTTAATGCCATTTTTTACATGCAGCTTTGTAGAAGGAACCACCCCAATCCCAACGTTCCCGTCCAGCTTGATTGTGCCGCCATCTACTGACAGGTTGCCAGATACTGTAGCACCATTCGGAAAGTCAGGTGCGCCTGTGCCAGCTTCGTCTGTGATTTCGTCTACACTAATCTTACTCATGTTGTAAGCTCCTGTGGCCATGTAATGTTGTTAGGAAAGCCAGCTTGCTGTGGTACAGCCAGTAGGTCAGTACGGTACTGAGACCATGCTGTTTGCTGGTCAGCCGTTAGGTCAGCCCAACGCAGTGGGTTAGACACCAGTGGGTCAACGACTGTGACTAGGATGTCATCACGTTCACCTCGAACCTGTGCTGCTGTGGTTGCGTCTAGCTCTGCCTGAGTGGGAGCAACGTAGGCTGTGAAGTCTGTACCAATCAAAGCCATGACCTCTGCGTTGTCGATGGTTGTGTCAGTGTCCGAAGGGTCTACTGTGTAGGGGAGCCATCCATGGACAGGGTGGTTAATCTCTACGTCCATACGAAGGTTATCTACCTGTAGGGATGCCGCATTGCGGACTTCTGTGATTATAATGCTCATTTAAGAAATCCTCAACCACATACTACCAGCTCTATCTGTGGAGGCGTTGGCCCCCCCTTGATAGTAGCCTGTGCTACCCATAAGCCTCCATGTGCCAGCTGGACTCACATTTTGGTAACCCGCCCCACTATAAGCAAAGAAGTTCATATACTTTAGGCCTGACCCCGCCCTTGTGTACCCAGGACTGTTTGACCCGTTAGATGTCATTTGTAGGGCGGCATAAGTCCCAACAGCACCAGTGGCAGCTCCAGCAGTTGCTGTAAGAACCTGTGCAGTAGTGGGTGTTGTGGAGATGCCAGTAAGAGCAGAGCCATCAATAGCTGGTAATGCACCTGTAAGGTTAGCTGAGGTAAGGCTAGTTAGACCTGAGCCATCAATAGCTGGTAAAGCTCCAGTCAAGTTGGCAGAGGTTAAGGACGTAAGCCCTGACCCATCACCAGTAGACGTGAGCAACTCACCAGCAGCATCAGGTAAAGTAAGGGTTCGGCTTGTATTGCTGTTAGGTGAGGCTAGTGTGAATGTACCAGTGCCTGAGTCATTTGGTGTTAGTGCAATCTTGCTCATGCTGAAGGCTCCTGTGGCCATGTAATGGTGGTGGGGAAACCAGCTTGGTCTGTGATGTCACGAAGTGCTTGACGATAAGTTGCCCATACTGCTGGGTCTACAGGTGCATCGGCTATCTGTGTCCAGTCTGATTTGCTCAATAGGACGCCTCGTTTAGCCCTAGCTTCAACCGCAGGGTCCACTGGGTCAGGCTCAGAATCAGCTTCTGGTACTGGAATGTCCTCTACGGTCCAAGAAGAGCCATCCCACCGTGCTAGTTGTTCGTCTGTCGTTGAGGGTGGTGCAGTTTCAATACACCCTGCTGGGATTAGGTGGTTTGTGTTATCCATAGGGTCTTGGTCTGCTGTTGTTGTACCTACGAAGACACCATTGATGTCGGTTTGATATACGTTCATATCTGTGTCTCCTTAGTATTTAATGCAGGCTAGAAGTGCGATGTTGCGTGGCCGTGTTTCGTTACTGGCGTAATCTAACCACGTAGTGGGAATGTTCACGGCACCATAAGGACTTGCATAAGCACGTCCAGCCCCACTTACGTTTTTCATATACAGGAAACTACCTGCATTAACACCGTGGTCATGCTCACCTATTTCTTCCGCCTGCGCCGAACCAAAGACACGACTGACGTCACTACCAAAGAGAAGAAGGGTGTCAATACCACGGCCATCATCCCAACTACGTATAAACTCCCCACGGAGGTCAGGCACGTTGAAGGAACCAGCAGAGCCACCAAAGGTATAGCCGATGGCTGCAAACAAGTCTGCGTATGTAGTGGTACTGAGGGATGCACCGTTAGCTTTGATAAAGCCTGTAGGTGGTGCGTTAGCTGCGTGGTAGATAACAGCACCTGCGGGTGTGCCTGCTATACCTGTAAGGCCAGAGCCGTCTCCATCTGGCTGGAGTGCCGTAGCAGCCAAAGCACCCTGTGCAGCCGTGGCAACACCTGTAAGGTTAGAGCCATCAAAGTCAGGTGCTGCCGTACTATCAATGTCAGGTGTCGTGATACCTGTAGTTCCGTTTAGTACAATACTCATAGCACGACCCACCTTCCGCCTGTCTCAATTGTAACTGTGACCCCTGCGCCTACTGTAATTGGGCCAGCCGTCATTGCATTTTTAGTTGACACAATCGTGTAGTCACCTGACACAGATTGCTCATTCTCATAGAAGATACCGTCTACTGCACCACCACCAATGCTTCCCCACTCAGTACCGTTGTATCCTTCAAAGGATGTATCGGTTGAGTTAAACCGCATGGCACCTGCAATAGGCCCTGCTGTACGTTGAGCTGTTGTACCTGCGGGTAGGTTAGCCTGACCAGTTGTGGCTGTAGCCTGTACTGAAGCATCAGCCTTAACACCCTGTGCTGCTGTGGCATAGTCAGTGCTTGCTGTAGCTGCGGCTGTACCTAGGTCAGCTGGTTGGGTTGCTGTGTCAGCTAAGGCACCCTGTGCTGCTGTTGCGTAGGCTGTGCTAGCTGTTGTAGCTGCTGTACCTAAACCTAAGTTAGTACGGGCTGTTGGGATGTTAACAACGTCAGAAAGGTTGTTAGCCCTTAACATAGCACCTGACAAAGAAGCATAAGCTGCAACCCAGAGGCTGCCATCGTACACCTTCATAATGTCGTTGGTTGTATCGAAGTACAAAGCACCAGCTACAAGAGCATCGCCATCGTTGTCTACACTTGGGTCTGAAGCCTTCTGGCCGAGGTAACGGTCATCAAAAGAATCCAAGGCTGCAAGGGCTGCGTCCTTAGATGCCTGTGCTGATGATGCACTTGAGGCTGCATTAGTTTCAGATGTAGCAGCTTCACCAGCTTTAGTTGTAGCTATACCAGCCTGTGTAGTGGCTATACCAGCTTGTGTTGTAGCCGTTGCCGCACTGACTGCACCCTCAGCTGCTTTAGTCGTTGCGATACCAGCTTGGGTCGTAGCTACTGTCTCACTTGAGGAGGCATTAGTTTCTGAGGATGAAGCATTGTTTTCAGATACTAGAGCAGCAGCTGCACTTGCCGCAGCAGCATTCTCTGAAGCTTCACTAGCAACTACTGCCGCATCTGCATCTATCTGAGCTTGAACCGCAGCAGCCAAAGCAGCAGCCGTAGTCGTTACAACATCTGAACCACCAACCATAATAGCTGAAGCACCAAGAATGCTATTACCATTAAGGTCTAGGTCTGCCTCCATAGCATTAGGAGTACTACCATCCAAAGACAAAGTATTCTCGAAACTATCACGGAGGGCTTCGAAGTTAGCATTAAGGGTCTCAGTTGAGTTAAACCCTGACTGTAGAGTAGTTACTGTTGGTTTCTTTGCCATATCAGTTAATCAAGCCAATTCTTGCTGCATCATCTTCAGTTTCAGCCTTAGCTAAAGCTGCTTGCTTTAAGGCTCCTTCAAGTTCATCCTTAGATGGACGACCTCTCTTCTTACTATTAGTATCTAGGTAACCAGCATCTGCTAAGTACTTCTGAGCATTGTAAGAGGCATTACCCTCGTTCAAGTCGTTAATCATATTTCTTACAGTACGAGCCTTAAGTTTAAGAACTAACTCTTTCTGCATTTGCTGGTGGTGTGGTTTGAACCACGTAAGTGAACACAGGTTCTCCCAAACGGAATAGTCTCCAAACACACTCATTGCAAATTCATACTCTGTCACATCCTCCATCTCAATGTAGATGAGGTGTAGAGAATTATAAA